TCCGAGGTGCGAGTGGATCTGCTCCTGGGTGGGCTTCTCGGCGAGGAAGGCGGCCTTGTAGGTCGCGTAGTGGTCCGCGAGCGTCGGCATCAGCGCGCGCTTCTTGTAGCCGTGAACCTTCTCGCGCTCCTCTTTGATGATCTCCAGCGCGCGCTTGAGACCGTTGGCACGCCCATCGGCGGTCGTGTTCTTAAAGCGCGTCGAGATCATCAGCGGCTTGGGTCGGTCGGGGGACTTGACCCGCGCGTAGATCACGTGGTTGCGGACGGTGACGTTTTCAGCGATGGTGCCGTTCGCCTTGACCTTCTCGGTCTTCGACGGACGGGTGACGAGGACTACCGGCGGGTGACTGGTGGACATGGTTGATGCGCTCCTGAACGCATCCACGCGTCGAGGGCGGCCTTTTCAAAGAAAATGCGCGCGCCTTTTTTGATGTAGGGGATCTGCTTCCGATAGACCATCAAGTATAGCCGCTGTTGCTGCCGTTTGAGCGTCTTAATTGGGTCGGTGTCGCCCCGGATCGGCTTCACGATGCCGATGTACTCGCCGGCCTGGGTGATGTCGAAGTATTCGGCCTGCTGGGTGCCTGGCTGCATCGCTATTCTCCCTTAGGCGCCGGCAGCTGCTCGACGGTGTTCCACACGCCCGGGGCGTAGAGCATGACCATCGCAAACTCGTCATCGGGCGTCACCCGCATGATCAGCAGGCTGCCCTGCTCATCGACCGAGATCGCCCCGTGGACAAACTCGCGGGTGGTGCCGTCGCCCAGGGTGACGACCAGGGTGGCGCCGGGGTAAGGGCCCTCGACGCGTTGGGTTTTCGGTTTCTGCATGACTTACTCCTCGTCGGTCGCGTCGGCCGCCTGCGCCTCGCGGGCCTCGGCCTCCAGGGTATCGAAGTAGGCCAGGTCCTCCTCGTTCTCGCGGTCCAGGCAGACGCCGCACGACGGGTCGCGGTAGGGATCTTCGGCGTCGCCCAGGTCGGCGCCGCACATGCAGCAGACGAGGCGCCCGTGAATGACTGGCATGGTGTACCTCCTAGTCCTCGTTGATCGCGTGCCGGGGCAGCAGCGACAGGGCGCCCCTGGTGCCTGGCGTCAGGATCGGCTGAATCTCACGGTCGATGAGTCGCACGCCTTCGCGACTCCAAAAAAAGTAGGCCTCGCAGGCCGGCGGCACCGAGGTGAACGCGGCGCGCTGGGCTTCGATGAGTCGCTGCCCCTCGACTATCGCGCTCGCGGTCCTGAGGCCCATCAGCGTCGTGACCTGGATCCGTAACTCCTCGATGGCGCCCAACACGCGCGACCTGGCCAGCGCGTTGTCGTACAGCTGCCGCTGCTCGTTGAGGAAATTGAACACCGGCGCGAGCTGCTGCACCTGGCTGTAGATGATCGGGAGGCCGGCCCTGACGACATCGTTGGCGACATCAACTGCTGTTACATACAAACCCCGTGAGATCGGCACCAGGTCGTTGATCGCGTTGATGTACTCGGGCTCAAAGCTGTAGGTCATGGATCGTCGTGACTTGCGGAAGTCGCGCCCCAGCTCCTGCACGGTGCGCGCGGGGACGGCCGCCGACGGTTTCAGACTCACACCCATGGATCCAGCTTCCCTTCTTGTCCGTCGCGCGCAGGCGACACCAGGCGCGCCGTGTCAGCCAGTCCCTGCGCAGCTCGCCCGATCATCAGGAGACCCGCACGCGACGGACCTGGCCGCCGTGTGCAGGGTGCGTACCACCTGCGACGACGGCGTGACTGAGAGCAGGCGCCTCGTCTGCTCACTCCCACGTGCGGTACTTCTGGTGCGCGCCACTCTGCACGATCACCTTCTCGCCCAGGTCGAGCAGCGCCTGGTGAATCTCGGCGGCCTCGTGCTGGTCCGCGCGCCGGGTGCGGTTCATCAGCGGGCGATGCGGCTCGACGCGCCACTGGTCGCGCGTGATCGAATAGACGACCACGTGATCCGTCGCGTCGCGTGTTTCCAGATACACCGCGAGCCGTTCGTCGCGATCCGGCTTCGGGGATCGGACGATGCGCGCGAGTACGCGTGCCGGGACCACGACCTAACCTGCAGGCCGGCTCAGGGTTGACGTGGAACTAATGCGCTTGCTAGGGTGGGGTCGCGACGAGTCAGGCGCACGGTTGCGCGGCATGGGCGGTCCTCCAAATCACCGCACCCCTTCCGAGGGGCAGCGGGGATCCCGGGAGGCGCCACGACGACGACGACGACGACGAGACTTTCCGCCGTTGACGCACGACGACGAACGGCCGCTGACGGGAACCCGTTGCCCTCGGCCAACTCCGGGGGGTGCGGGCGAGGGACACGGGGCGGGTTCTCCTGAGCCTGCCTCGTGCTCCCGATTGATTCCGACGCGCGACTTCGCGCGAGTGAGTACTGGGGAAACCCGTAGATCTCTACTCCTCAGACGCGCGCCCGTCCACCAAAAAAATCCGCGCCAAATACAAAGGGCCGAGTACTCAACCATAGGTACTCGGCCCTTCGTTTTTGCTATCGCAACCTGTTGCGGTTGCGGGCTGCGGATTTTTTTCGACTAGGGGCGGCGCGCCTCCCGTCGTGCTTCGATGCCCTGCGCGAGCCGGCGTGCGCGCAGCAGCAGCTCGCGCGGCACCTCGATCCACAGCTGCCCGTGGTCGCGCATCAGCTCGCCGACCTCGGCCGAGCGGAGGAACGCGAGGACGAACTTCTCGGCAGGCGTCACTCGGCACCTCCCTCGTCGTCGGCCTCAAGGGCCGCCAGCTGCTCGCGCAGCAGCCGCGTGACCTCGGGGCTCTTGTCTATGCGGATCGCCAGGTGGAGCTGGCAGGCCTTGCACGTGACCCAGGTCTCGCGGGTCGTGGCGGCCACGGCAAACGAGGACCGCCCGCAGAGGGTCCGCTCGGTGTCGCGCGCGAACAGGTGGATCGCTTGTGACTGACTGCCGGCGACAGATTGCGATCTCATTTCTGCCTCGCGAGCCACAGGTCGATGGCCCGGCGCAGCTGCTGGGTCACCGGGATGCCGCCGTCGGCCTGCACCTGGCGCAGCGCCACGAGCTGCTCGGCGCGCATGCGGAACGTGAACGTGACCACCTCGTCGCCGTTGGTGGTCGTGGTCGTCGGCAGCGGCTTGCGTGCGGCCTTGCGCGGGCTCATACGGTCCTCCAGTCTTCGCGACGCAGGCGCCGCAGGGTGTCCAGTCGCTTGAGCAGCACACGGTCGGTGGCATCGGCCTCGGCCTCCGCGCGCGAGTAGAAGAACCGCACCGCCGCGCACGTCGGCACGTTGCGCTCGATCTGCCACACGCGCCGGCTGCCACGGTCCACCCAGAAGCCCAGCTCCACGGTGAAGTACTCCGGCTCGTCGTGCGGGCGGTGCTTGATGACGCGCACCTCGGTGCCGAAGCGGGCCGGGTCGCGTCGGTGTAGTCGTCGGGTCATGCGGTCCTCCGGATCTCGATCGTGAAGCCGCAGCTCGGGCACCAGCCGATCGCGACGTCGTGTCGGGTGTAAGTCGGGACGGGAAGATCACGCCGGTGGTACGCCGGCGCGATCAGGGTCTTCACGCGAGCGTGCGGATCGATCTCCAAGATCGATCCGCACCTCGGCTCAGGGCAGCGGCAGGCGTCAGACATCGAGCCTCCAGTAGCCGTAGACGCACCGGCCGCCGGTCGTCCGCAGGATCGGGTTGCGCCGCTGGCCGTCGGTGTCGAGGACCGGCGTGCCGCTGTAGATCGTGTCGCCGTCGCGCTGCGGGTCGTGCGTGTCGTGGATCACGCCGTCGAGCACCGCCGTGTAGTGCTTCGACACCGCGACCACCAGGCGCCCGGCCGGCAGCTCCCCTGCGGCGAGATGCACACGGCAGCCGGTGCCGATCCCCATGGTGGGCACCCAGACAAACCCGAGGCCCGCCATGTAGGTCTTGAACCACTGCCGCGTGACGTTGATGCCGGCGCGCGCGGTGCGGCCTTTCGTCTTCGTGCGAGACGAGGCGCGCTGCGTCCCCGTCCCCTCGGCCAGCGCGTCGTACACCTGCTGGTAGGGCAGGCCGGTGACGATGGTCACCGCGCGCGTGACGCAGTCGCCGGCGCTGCCCGTGTAGCCGGCGGCCTTCCTGCCGCCGTCGTCGTGAACGAATGTCATACGGCTCATAGGGCCTCCAGTCGGCGCCGCACGTCAGGCGGGATCGCATACGACGTGCGGCTCACGGTGCATTCGTAGATCCGGCGCCCGCTCGGGGTCCGCCGGTAGATCTCCACGCAGAGGCCGGCGACGTGGTAGGCGCGCGTGCCTACCACGAAGCGCGGCGCCGCGCGGTGCTCATCGAGGAGCTGCTGGGCCTCGGTCTCGGTCACTGGGCCTCCAGGTCGAAGTCGAGCCGCAGCGACCGCGCCGGCCGGTCGAGCAGCGCGGTGCCGATGGCGCCGTACCAACCGATGTAGCGGTGGGTCTCGCCGCCCTTGGGGCCGTAGGCAAACACCTCGGTCTCTGCACGGGTGGCGTACTGGTCGCGCGCCCAGTTGGCTGCGTCGGCAGCCGAGTAGGCGATCACCTCGTGGTAGTCCTCGCGGACGGTCATGCACGCGCGGCTGTCGTTCAGCGCGACGCGCACGGGGATGCGGTAGACCTTGCGCCCCTTGTGCGTCCCGAGCAGCTGCGCCTTGCGGCCTGACGTGAGACGGTCGCGGGTCAGGGCCATCACCGCACCCCCGCATCAAAGCGCGTGTAGTACCGCGACGCCCGCGGCGCCAGCGTCCAGTCCGGCGCGAAGCCCCCGCCGGCCATCCACTCGCGCAGGGCCTCGCGCAGGTGACGCAGGCGGCCCTTCTGGTAGGCCTCGTGGCACCGGCAGCTGGTGCCGTAGTGACCGCAGCGCCCGCACGCCCCGTGGTAGCGGCGCAGGCCGGCGCGCATCGTCAGGATCCGCTCCTGCTCGGCGAGGTTCGCGTGGGGGTCCATTAGCGGCCCCCCTTCTGCGCGAGCTGCACCGAGCTGGCGAGGTTGCGCGCGATGCGGGTGGCCTTCGCCGTCGTGAGCTGGGCATACTCGCCGACGGTCGTGACGTGGAACGTGTCCGGGTCGAACTTGCGCACGGTGTACTTGCGCGCCGTCAGACCAAAGGTCGCCATGGTCATGAACCGTTCGCTGGTGACGAAGTAGATCCCGCCCGGGCCTTGATAGACGGTCGCGCCGATGCGGCTCCGGAAGAACCGCAGCGTGTCCGGTGCAAAGAAGTGGAGGCCGGCCGCGCGGTTGGCCGCCTTGATGTCGTCCAGCGTCCAGTACTTCGTCGCGCTGGGTGGTACCTGTCGCACGTGCGTGTCGTTGGTGTTCGTCATGTGAGGCCGCTCCTGAACGGCCCAGAGTCGCGTGATGCGCTCCAGACGGCGCCTGAAGGGGTCAGCCCCTCAGGCGCCGGTGCAACGCGTCAGACGGTCAGCGGCCCGCCTTGAGGCAAGCCAGGTACGGGGCGATGTTGCGCGGGCCGCCAAGCCGCGTGATCCACTCGGCGTAACACTCGGCGACGATCCACCAGTTCTCACCCTCGTGCATGTCGGTGAGGTCCTCGGCCAGGATCGCGACCGACGGGGCCGGCAGCTCGGGGGCATCGGCGGCGACCAGCGCGACGAACTGGTCGCGCAGGCGGTAGAACTGATCGGTGCAGGTGGTGACCATTACCGGCACCCCGTCGGCAGCGCGCGCGCCGCCGCATGAAGGACCCGCACCAGCTCGTAGTGGTCGTAGGCGCCCCGCCAGTCCTTCGTCTGGTAGTCGTAGGCGTGCAGCACGTCGCGCTCGGTCAGCGTGAAGCCCAGCGTGACGCAGGTCGCCGGCAGGTAGTAGTCGATGCCCCGGTCGATGTCCACCATCAGCAGCCCGCCGTCGGGCGCCATGGTCGCGGCGATGCGCTGGCCGGCGCTGGTGTAGCAGCGGCCCGTGTTGAACGCGACGATCACGAGCGGCTGCACGAGCACCTTCGTCGTGCCGATGGTCGTGGGCGTCTGGCCGGCCTCGTCGTACTTGCGCGGCGAGATCTTGCGGTAGAAGCGCGACGCGCTGTAGGCGGTCGGCTCGGCGAAGGTGAAGCGCGCCCCGATGGGCAGCGCGGCGAAGGTGGTCGTGGTCGATGTGGTCATGGTCAGCAGCTCCTGAACTGCTTGGGGCCTGAAGGGCTCCACAGGCGGCACCAACCCGTGAGCTGGTGCCGCGTGGTGCAACCCTACTTGCCGCCGCGCTGGACGAACGCGCGCGCGTCCTGCAGGTGGTCGAAGTCAGCCACCCAGCGCGCCTCGGCGTACTGCCCGACCTGCACGCGCTGGTAGACGCTGAACTGCTCGGGCGTCTCGTCCACGCGCGCCGGCCTGACGTTGCCCCGCCAGTCGGTCAGCGTCGGCTGGATGGCCAGCACCGGCTCGGCTGCCTGCTCGGTGACGATGAGCACGCGCGGGCCGCCGTCGTGGGCCAGCAGCGCGACGTGGTTGCCGCCACGGTAGACGAGGCGCCCGGGGAAGCTGGCGTAGAGCACCTGCTCCATGACGTCCAGCGAGGCGCTGAGCTGGGCCACGCGCACGACCTGCGCGCGCTCGGCCTCGGTCAGCAGCTCGGTCGCCTCGACCACCGTGGCGGTCGCCAGCGCCGGCGTCGCGATGCGCAGCAGGCTGGCGTCGTGCTGGGCGATGCTGATGGCCATGTGGCCCAGCTCGCGGGCGCTCATGCGCTGGTGGTCCTGCTCGATGCGCCGGGCCATCGAGAGCAGCGGCCGGCTGCCCACCATGCGCACGAGGCTGTCGGCTTCCTTCTGGTAGTAGCGGATGGTCGAGTGGGCGATGCCGTATTTGGTCATGGTCGTCTGCTCCTGAACAGGTGACGGGTTAACGGGCGAAGTTCTTGAGGCCAAACGCGATGATGTCGTTGCCGTCGAGCGTCCCGATCACCTCGCGGGTGAAGAGCAGCCCGGCGCGCGCGGCCTGCATCTCGATCACGTGGGCCGCGTGGCTGTCGGTCGTCGTGAGGTTCATGCTGGTCGCGCGGTGGTCGTGCCGCGTGATGCGCTGCGGCAGCTCGTAGCTGATCGAACGGAGGACGGAGAGGAAGGCATCGGGGGTGAGGTGGCTGGTCATGGTGGTCTGTGTCCTGCTTGGGTGCCGGGCCGGCCCAACTGCCTGCCCGGGTCGAACGCGAAGTACGCGTCGAGCTTATCAACGAAAACCATCAAATGCAAGCCTTTGGAAGCAAATCATGGGACGAAAATCTGAGCGGCCTCCACTCACGCCTCCAGGCACGTCGGGTACCGGCAAAAGCTTGCACCCGCCGGCGCTCGGCGCCAAGCCACCCGCCCGGCCTCGGGGCAAGCGCCTGTCCCTGTTGGATCGGTACCAGCTGCTGAAGCTCCACCAGCTCCATCCTGAGTGGTCGATGGCCCAGCTGGGGGAAGCCGTCGGGTGCAACCGCGAGACGGCCCGGCTGGTCTGCCTGGCCAGCACAAGGGAGGCGCAGGACCTGATGGCGGCGGCCGGCAGCGAGAGGCTGGCCGACTGGGAGCAGGCCTCGCGTCTGGCCTCGGCTCGGGGTGATCATCGGCCGGCGAAAGACTGGCTGATGCACGCCGGCACCATCGACCCGCTGCCCGAGTCAGGCCGGGGGAGTGGGCCGGCGGTCGTCATCCTGAACGCGCCGCTGCCGGGGATGCCGGGGTCCGCGGTGAAAATCCTTGACAGCGGGGCCGTCTCTGTAGTTGTGGATCCACAGGAGAAATAGGGCTTGACTTCTGGTCGAGCTGTCAAAAGGCCGCGCGACCCCTCGGGTCGGCCCGACAAAATTGTCGGATCCACAGGCGATCCGGGGCCTCATTACGTAGATCAACGTAATGGAGGGGGGCTTGACAAACCTAACTCATCAGGGATCGGGCCCAGGATCTGGGATCGATCTGCCCCTCGACCACGCGATGTCACACCTGATGTCACACTTTAATGTCAAGCACTCTAACTCCCGTGTTCGCCTACACTTACAGTTGATGTCAGCATTGGTCTGCAACTGTGACCATCAAAGAAAAGCCTTGACAACCTCGCCGTAGTTTCGGCGGGCGCGCGATCCGACATTTGTGTATGCCGAAGTGGAGGCGGGGCCCAGCCTCCCCCGGGGAGAAAACCCTCAATTATTCTTACGATCTACAAATTCACCCAAAATCTACTGCTGAGCTAACGTTTAACTTGTTGACTTGTAGCCCATCCGTAGGTCGAAACGCCGGTCGAGATCTGAGATCTGTATAAGAAGAAGGAGAAGGAGTACCCCGTGGCTGCCAAGAAAAAGCCCGAGCCCGCGACCACCCACAAACTCGCGATCCTGACCTGGCGCCCGCCCGACTCGGACCAGTGGCAGGCGGAGGCGCTCACCTTCACCGCGTTTACCCTCACCGCGTCCGGAGCCCTGGCCCTCTACGCCAAGGGGAGCGTGATCCGGATCCTGGCGCCGGGGATGTGGGCTGGTCTGGCCGTCGTCAGCGAGTCGCCCGTCGAGCCCTACGTCGAGCGCTGAAGGCACGCATCCTGCGAAGGCCGGGCCGATGTCCCGGTCAGCCCTGCGCGCCTCCGTTCCTGCCGGCGAGCGTGTCGTCGGCGTCACCTACTTTCCGCCGCCCGACGGCGCCCCGACCTGGCCGCACGTCAGCCGCTGGGAATGGGAGCACTGGCACCACTGGCTCGCGCTGTCCAGGTGGACCGAGCCGCAGATCGCGCAGTACCGCGAGGACCGCGACACCTACGGCATCGGCATTCCGCCGGTCGATCGGCGCGGACGGGTGGTCGAGGGGCCGACGCGCTGGTTGTACCGCCCGACGCCCAAACAAGTCCTCCTCCACAACGCGACCGCGCCCAACGTGCTCTGGGGCGGCGCGGCAGGAGGCTCAAAATCGACCGGCCTGCGGTGGGACGCCTACAAGCGCTGCCTCGCGATGCCTGGGTACCGCGTCCTGCTCATGCGGCGCCTGGCGACCGAGCTGATCGAGCACCACCTGGACCTGGCCCGCCGCGAAGTCGAGGTGTTTGGCGCGCGCGTCGTGGAAAACGAGATCCGCTTTCCCAACGGCTCGCTGATCCGGGGCGGGCACTGCCAGCATCCCGGCGACGAGCTGCGGTTTCTGTCGATCGAGTACGACTGCATCGACATTGACGAGCTGGCCACGCTGGAGCAGTCCCAGGCCAACGAGATCATGAGCCGCGCGCGCAGCTCGAAAGAAGACGTCGTCGCCCTCGTCCGGTGTACCTCCAACCCCGGCGGCGCGCACACGCTGTACGTGGTCGATCGCTGGATCACCAAAACGATCAGCAAAGCCGACGACCCGTTTTACGACCCGCGCGACTACGTCTACATTCCCGCGCGGCTGTACGACAACCCCTACTTGATGGATCCGGACGGCAGCTTCCGCACCTACGAAAAGCGCCTCGGGCCCCTCCCGCCGCAGCGCCGCGATCAGCTCCTCAACGGCGACTGGTCCGCGATCACGGGGCAATTTTTTCCGGAGTTTCACGACCGCGATCTCGGCCAGGGCGGCCACATCCGCCGCGTGGAGCTGCCCGCCGACTGTCGCGTGATCCGCGCGATCGACTGGGGCTATAACAACCCGGGTTGCTGCCTCTGGATCGCGCTGCTCGATGACGGCCACATTCACGTCTGCCACGAGTACCGCTTTCATCAGACCCTCGCGGCCGACGTCGCCGAAAAAGTCGCGCGCGAGACCACCAACCTGCGCGTGGGCGTTCACTACTCGGTGATCGACCCGTCGGCGTTCAATAAAACCGGCCACACCGGCGAATCCGTCGGCGAGACCTTCGCGCGGCAACACGTCGCGTGTCAGCCCGGCGACAACACGCGCGTGCTGGGGTGGCAGCGCCTGCGTCACTGGCTCGCGCGCGCGCCAGACGGCCTCCCGTGGCTGACGATCGACCCGAGCTGCCGCTATTTGCGCCGTACGCTGCCGGGTCTCATCAGCGACATCAAGGACCCGGAGGACGTCAACACCGAGGGCGACGACCACGCCGCCGACGCACTGCGCTACGCCGTGATGAGCCGGCCGAGCCCGAAAAGGACTCCCTTGCCAACGCGCTTTGCGCCCGACACCATTGGCTACCTCCGCACCGAAGCGCACCGCAGCCCAGGCAGTCGCTACTGGCGACGCGCCACAAAGGGGTGATCCATGTATCCGCCAGCTGCGGCCTCCGCTACACTCGATCCGGCTCTCGCGCCGAGCCCCAACCCGCTTGCCGCCGTCTCGCCGGCAGCGGGGCCCGGGGGTCTCCAGGGCGGAACCCCGGCGCCCTCGGCGCCAGAGCCACTGACCCTGCCTCCGCTGACCGACGATCAGCGCGGCGCCATCAAAAGCTGGTTCAGCGCCTCCGATCAAGAGACCGAGCGCTACGCGCCGCTGTGGAAAAAGAACCTCGATAGCTACGCGCCGCCGCCCGAGACGCTCGCGAAAGACCGCGAAGACTACCAGGTCAACACCAACGTCGATTTTCGCCAGGCCGAGCAGAAAAAGGCGCAGCTGTGGTTCGACACCGCGCAGGTCCAGCTCACGCCTGCGGAACCTCTAAGTGATCTAGTGCTCTCGTCGGTGCCGCTTCCGAATGGCGCGACGCAGGAGCAGAAACTGTCGGCCGCGATCTCGCTGCACCAAACCGTCCTCAACCAGGTCCTGGGCACCGACGGCGTGAATGCGAAGCGCACCATTCAGGCCGCGATCCTCGACGTCCTGGTGCCCGCCGGCTGGGGCGTCACTCACATCGGCTACACGTCCTACACGCGCGACGTGTCCACACCGGACCCGATGACGGGGATGCCGACCACGGTGAAGGTGCCCGTGTACGAAGAGTTTTTCTGGTCGCGTCTCTCCCCCAAAGCGCTGATGGTGCCGGCCGACTTCCGCTCGACCGACTTCGACAAAGCGCCCTGGCTCGCGCTGAAATTCAAGATCCCGCTGTCGGCCGCGCGCCGCGAGTACGGCGAAGGGATCCCGCCCGACTACAAAGGCGGCGCCAAGCGCGACGACACGCCGATCCGCGACGACGAGCAGAAGCAGGGCAGCGGCATGGGCCAGGCCTACGATCCCTTCGTCACGGGGATCCAGATGTACTACTACGAGCCCACGCTGAACCCCGAGGCCTTCCACCCCAAGCGCGTCGTGGAATGCGTCTTTCTCCACGGGCTCGACGCCGAGGTGCGCCACCGCTACCTGCCCTACCAGTCGCTCGATGCGGAAGGCCGGCTGACAGGCGACTCGATGCCGGGCTACCCGCTGCACGTGCTCATGCTGCGCGATGTCCCCGACGACAACCACGTGCCCTCCGACTCCGCGATGACGCGCCCGCTCGCCGACGAGCTGAACCAGTATCGCGGGCAGATCCTCAAGAGTCGCGACGCCTCGATCCCCTACGCCTTCTACGACGAGGACATCCTGCCGCCCGAGAAGATCGAGCGGATCACCAACGGCAAGTACGGCCCGCTGGTGCCCGTCGAAGGCGGCCGTCTCACTGCCGGCAACCCGCCGATCATCCAGGGCATCAAGCCGCAGCTGTCGCAGGAGACCTACGTCGGCCAGGAGATCATCGAGCGCGACATCGACCGCACGCTCGCCCTGGGGCCCAACCAGAGTGGCGCGCAGAACCAATCCCGCCGCACCGCCACCGAAGTCGCCACGATGCAGTCGAGTGTCGATACGCGCCTGGCCGGCGAGCAGCAAAAGGTGGTCGAGTTTTTCGTCGCCGGCGTCAGGAAGCTCGACGCCCTGGTGCAGCGCTTCTCCGACCGCACGCAGCCGATCCAGATCCTGGGCGACGACGGTGCCAAGATCTGGGTCTCGTGGAACAAGGAGTCGATCAGCGGCCGGTTCGCCTACACGATCAAGCCCGACTCGCAGATCCACGTCGATGCGGCCCAGGACCGTCAGCAGGATCTCGCCTTCTACAACCTCACGGCCCGCGACCCGTTCATCAATCGGCTGGAGCTGGCCCGCCGGCTCGCGCTCAAGTGGGGCTATAACCCCGACAAGCTCGTGGCGCCGCCGCCGCCGCAGGGCCCACCCAAGCCCGCTGTCCAGGTGCGCGTGACTGCGGCCGATCTCGACCCGCGCCTGCCGCAATTCCCCTTCGCGATCGAGATCCTGCAGCAGAGCGGCTACCAGATCAGCCCCGAGGCGCTGCAAAACTCGGTACTCCTGGCCGGCAAGGCGACGATGCAGGGATCGCTCCCCGACGACATCACGCCGCCGAAAGATTCCGGCCTGCCCAAGCCGCAGCCCGAGCACCCGGGCGCCGCCGAGCAGGTGGAGCCGATCAGCAAGCACGCTGCCGACCGCACGGGCCAGCTCCCCGGCGGCGGGTCGGAATTTGCGAAAGCGCCGATGTAGAACGGTACGCACCCTGCTAGGGCTCCCCACGAGGTTTGCTTATGCGACGACTGCTCGCGATCCTGACGCTCGCCCTGGTGGTTCCTGCGTGTACCAAAAACTACGTGGTGCCCCAGGACACCAGCGACTCGCCCGCGCCGACGCCGGTGCCGGTCACGCACACGATCGAGTTTCGCGTGCTCGGGACGGTGCCGCTCGCCGACATCACGTACGGCAGCGCGCAGGACGGCACCACGATGACGGAAACCAGCGTGCCCTGGGTCTCGTCGTTTCGGACCAGCCACACGACACTCTTCGTCTTCCTGAAAGCCTCCTCGACCTTCAACGGGACGATCACGGCGCAGATTTTCGTGGACGGGCAGCTGTTCCGCGAGGCCAGCAATAACTTTCTCGGATCGACCAACGTCGCCGACGCCAGCGGCACCGTCGATCTCACCCCGTAAGGAGTCGCTATGCGTGGCCTTCTCGTACTCGCCCTCTGGAGTCTCGCGCAGCCCGTGCTGGCGCAATCGGCACCCGAGCAGGTGGTGACCCCGACCTACCTGCACGAGCGCACCTGCACGCAAATGGTGCCCTGTGACGGGCCCTTGCCGCCGTGTCCCTTCGCGGCGCCTGCCCCCGCCCCGTGTACGCCGCCCGTCGTCGTGCCGGTGATTCACTACGAGATGCGGTCCAAGCCGCTGTTCTGGACCGGAGCTGCGCTCGTGGGGGCCGGGGCCGCGTTTGCCATTGGCTCGATGACCTGGGCGCAGGAGTCGGCGATCGTCGGCTATCCCACGGCGCCATGCGGCACCGATCCGATCCTCACGCGCCTGGCGATCGCGCCGTGTCAGGTCTCGCACAATCTGCTCGCCGCCGGCGTCGCGACCGTCGGTGTCGGGGTGGGCTTGATGATCTACGGTGGGGAACGTGTGGCCGTCAATGCGGATGGCCGACAAGTGACCGTGCGCGTGCGGTTCTAAGTGAGGGCGGGCTCGTGACTGCTGTTGGGAAACGTCGCTGCCCCGGTGACGTGAGCGGCTGACGAGCCCCCCTCTTCAGCGAGGATTAATGGATCTGCAACACGATGGCGAGCGGATCGCGGTGGGCGCCCTGACGGCGGTCGATTCCATCGTGGCGCGCGACAAACTCTCCCCGCCGGCGCAGTGTGATCTGCTGGAGATCGTCCTCCACGTGATCGACGCGCACCGGGACCGTCTCATCGAGGTACACCACCTTGACCCCGCGACTGACGATCTGTGACCGCTGCTCGACGCTGCTGGAAGTCGGCGACTGGCCCTTCTGCCCGCACGGCCCGGGACGCGTCACCGTCATCAGCGACTCGATCCCCGGTGGCCAGCTGATCGAAAACCTCGGGCCGGAACCCGTGCGCGTGTACTCCGAAACGGAACGCCAGCGGATCATGAAGGAGCGCGGCCTGGTCGATGCCGTGCGCCACCGTGACGGATCGAAGCTGACGTCCAACTGGGCCGGCGGCGCGACCGCGAAGATGCTGGAAGACGCCATCGAGCTGGTGAGCCGTCCCGCCCGGCGTACTCGAGCGGATGAGCTAGACGCCGACGTGCCCGTGACGATCACCGTGACCGAGCGTGGATCGTTTTCGGTGCCGCCTGACGGAGAACCTCATGCCGATTGAGGAACCGCGTTGTGACGGCTGTGGGTTGCCCTACGATGCGTTTCCGCTCGACGTGGTGCTGCCTGATGCTGAGTGGCTCCTCGTGCATCCCGAAGGCGAGGGCGGTTTGCTCTGCGTAAGCTGTATCGCGGAACGCGCCAGTAAGCTGCCGACGATGATTGTGCTCTACGCACGTCTGGTACGGGCGGAAGATCACGACGCATTCAGCGCGATCAAGAACGTCCCACTGCAACGATTGGCGGCTCCACGTGGCTGAAACTGAGGGCCTCGATCGGATGGAGATGACTCGCAAGGAGATCATGCTCCTCATCGCGGCCGAGCCTGTCCTGCGCCGATTGGGCCTCTCGCTCTACTGCCTCCGTTGCCACGCCAGGGGGATCCCTGATGGGGTGCGTGCGGCGAACAACGAGACCGATCCCGAGCTGGTGGTCGAGTGTGGGTGCATGACGAGGCGCTACAAGAACCTGTTGTAGATCCTCTGCGGTTGAGGACTCCCTTGACGCGCTTCTCTCCACGTCGGCATCGTCTCGACCATGCCAGACGACACCCGCCCGTCATTCGGGCAGGCTTTGGAAGGGGCATCGGCCGGGGCCGGGAGCACTGACTCCACGACGCCGTCGGTACCTTCTGCAGCAACAGACGGCTCGTCCCCGTCTCTGACGACCTCCTCCGTTCCTAATCCTGGTGCGCCCGCGACGGTGGCGACACAACCGGCGCCAGGTGACGGCAGTACTCCGCCCACGCCTCCGACGCAAGGCGACGACTGGGACCCGGCTGCCGGGCCCATTCCCGTGGACCGCCACAAGGCGATCCTTGAACACACTCGCACCCGCGCGCGCGACGAGGCGCAGCAGGCCGTCCAGCAGCAGTACGGCTGGGCCCTGCAGGTGGGGCCTGAACACTTTCAGGCGATCACCAACCTCGCCAAGCAGTGGGCGCAGGATCCGGTCTCGTTTGTCCTCGGGGCACTCGATGACCTGACCAGTAGTCCAGAGTACGCGCCGCAGCTGCGGTCGCACGTCGCGAAGATTCTCGCGACCCGACCCAACGGCGGCAACGGCCACGCCCAACCCGCGCAGACCGAAGAGCCCCAGCCCGACATCGTCGTGGACGGCTACTCGTGGTACTCCGCGCAGAAGCTGGCTGAGCGCGATCGGTGGCTGAGTAATCAGCTGTTGACGCAGGTGCGCCAGGAGCTGCAGCCCTTGCAACAGGACATGCAGACCCGGCAGGAGCGCGACACGATCATTGCGGCCACGCAAGCCGCGAACAAGTTCGCCTCCGACACCTTGTCCGAGATGCGGCGACTGCCGCATTTCACCGAGCAGAAAGCGGAGATCGAAAAGGTCTTCCGCATGATGCCGCCGATGCCCGACCACCTGGTCGGCCAGGCGATCCGCGATGCGTACATTCAGGTGCTGGCGACCAAGGTGTTGCCGTCGCTGTCGAACAACGCGAAAAGCGAGCTGCTGTCCTCCCTTAACCAGAAAGCTGCGGCCTCTGCACGTAATCCCGGCAACGGGGCAGTCGCCGTCGCCGCGCGCCCGAAGTCGTTTGAGGAAGCCCTCAAGGCCGCCGATGCGGTCGGACGACGGTAGGCGCCCGGCGGGAGTGTCGCCATGGCCGATCCCAACGTAGGACAGACAATTGCGCAGGCGTGGGAAAACGTCGTCGGGACCAAGCCCGAGGACAACATCCACAACGACTACTGGCTCCTGAATCGGATGCAGGAGGGCGGCGGGTTCAAGTCGATCGATGGAGGCCGCTCCATCAACGGCTCGATCGAGTACGCCGTCAACACGACCGTCAAGGCCTACACCGACCTGGATCTCCTCGACACGACCCGCGTGGACGTGTTCGATGAATTTTCCTTCGGCTGGAAAGAGTACGCCGGCACCGTCGTGATGTCGGAGCTGGAGCGTGCGAAGAACCAGGGCAGCGGACGCAAGTTCGATCTGCTCGCCGCGAAACTCGAAAACCTCCGCAACACGTTCAAGCGCGTGCTCAACACCGATATGTTTGGTGACGGCACGGGCACCGGCGGCAAGGTGATGGGCGGGCTCGGGTACATCGTGTCCTCGACGCCGACGACCGGCACCGTCGGGGGGATCTCGCGGTCGGCCTTTGCGTTCTGGCGCAACCAGCAGAGCGTCGGGACCAAGACCACGACGGCGTTTGACAACCTGCAGGCCAGCATGAGGCACATGTACAACCTGTGCTCCAACGGCGTGACGGGCGCGCACCCGGGCTTCGCGGTCAGCGACATGGCCACGTTTGAGGGCTTTGAGTCGCTGTTGACCAAGAACGAGCGCTACAACCGCGAGAGCAAGGGCGACAAGGGCCTCACGGGGTTCCAGTCGGATGCCCTGATGTTCAAGGACATCCCGATTTCGTACGACGTGGCGTGCCCCGCCGGCCTGCTCTACATGCTGCAGACCACCAACCTGAAGCTCGCCTACCAGTCGGGCTACTGGATGAAGGGTTTCCCGTCGGTGGATCCTGCGAACCAGACCGCCGACATCTTCAAGGTGATGACGATCTGCAACCTCTACTCCAACAACCCGCGCCGCCTGGGCGTGATCACCGCGATCAACTAAGCGACGACCCTGGCGGGTGGCTCTGTGTCGCCCCCGTCAGGGTGTTTCCCGAGGCAGGCGCCACGGTGAAGGAGACCTGATGAGTGTCGGGCTCGCGGTCACGAAGGACGAGATCGACATCCGCGCGGGAGACATTGCGCGGCAGTTTCAGCGCAGCTTCGGCGACGTGCTGACGCTCCAGCAATTCCTCATCGCCACGCCCAATGCGGATCTCATCGCCCTGGGTTACACCGATGAGGAAGTCGCCGACCTGAAGACCGCGTTTGCCGATCTGATGGAGCTGGGCACGATCTGGGTCGGGGACGCGGCCCTCGCTGCGCCGAAAGATTTTCGCGTGTTTGTCTCGCGCCTCTGGGGCGTCGGGGCGTTCTAAGAGGAGACCTAGATCATGTCTGTTGATGTGCCGTTTGATCCCGAGGGCCACGACGCGCCCGCCCCACCACCGCGCAGTGGGGTCGCGTTCAGCAACGATCAATTCGATCGCCTGGTCGAAGCGATCCGTGGCGGCCAGACGGATCGCGTCGCGGCCGAGGCCGAGATCCATGCGCTCGCGATGCGCAAGCAGCTGCGGCCCGAAAACGACACGCACCCCGACCAGTCGGTCTTCAACCCGCGCGGCGAGCGCGATCATCCGCGCCCGCTGCTGGTGTGCGAGATGTTCCTCGGGCCCTACCCGCTGGAACGCCAGACCCTCACGCGCCAGGAGATCGAGCTGCTGAACCAGCTGCAGCCGGGCAGCTACGAGATCACCAAAGCCGACGGCCTGGTGATCCCGTTCCACGTGATCCCTCGAATGCGCGTCGATGGCAAAACCGTCGAGCGGATCACGATCGCGTTCCCGTGCGCCGACGACGACCAGAAGCAAAATTTTCCGTCCTTCGCGACGATGCTGCGCGAGGTGGTGGATCAGCAGGAAGTTCGCAAGCTCACCGCGAGCATGTAGGAGAGCCCGTGACGACCAAACCCACACGGCGTCGCACGCACACGGATCAGGCTGCCGCCGACGGCCTGACGACGTATGAGACGTCGGATCCCCGCAGCGTGATCGACCCGAGCGTGCCCATTGCGCGGCCGGATCCCAGCAAGCCCTATCCGGAAGAGAACCCGATCTACGTGCCGGCTGGCGACGCGCCGACGGTCACCGCGCTGGTCCCGAACGAGGTCACCCTGGGCGAGCCCGACTTCACGATCAGCGTGCAGGGCACCGGCTTTGATGACGGGTCCGTCATCGTGTTCAACGGCTTTGACGAACCGACCACCGTGGTGTCGGAGACCGAAGTCCAGACCGGCGTCAACATGGCCGTCTGGGCGGCGCCGGTCGCCGTCGAAGTTCACGTCCGCAACGGAGCGGGGGTTCTCTCCGAGACCGGGCAGACCTTCACGTTCCTGGCTCCTGTGGGGGCTACCACCAGCCATCGTCGTTCGCGTTAGAAGGAGACTGCCATGGCGCTTGATACCTGGGATCCTCGGGCCGCTGCGCCCGGTTCCCCGATCGGTTTTCCGGCGCTGACGACGCCGTATCCGCAACCCCCGTCGCCGCCCAACCCGGTCGCCTATACCGACCCGGTGACGCGCCCGGTGCCGACACTGGCCTCGATCGCGCCCAACACGATGGCCGCCGCGAGCGCGACGCCGGTGACCCTCACGCTGACCGGCACGCTGTTCACCGTCGCGACGCACGTGTCCTTCGCCGGCATCGAGGACCACCAGCGCATCAAGCGCGTCGTCTACATCAGCCCGACGCAGCTGAAGGTGGATCTCGACCCGGTCGGGCTCGCCGCTGCTGCGTATCCGGTGCTGGTGATCAGCGCGGACGAACAGGTCTCGACGCCGGCGGTGAACTTCACGATCACGTAAGAGGCCCCCGTGACGCTCAACGAGATCGAACTGGACGTGTATCGGCGTCTCGACTACGCCGATACACCGCCGGTCTCGGTGAAGAACCGGATCGACGGGTTCATCAACCAGCGGCACCGGCAGCTGCTCGCGAGCAACCGGATGCGGCTGCTGCGGCTGGCGACGACGACGCTGGTCACGGTGCCGGATCGGGCCAGCTACGGCTTGCCCTATGGGTGCGCGCGCATCAGCCGCGTGATGGACCAGGACAACGGCGCCCTGCTCACGACGCAGAGCTATGAGTGGGTGCGCGAGCACAACCCGAATCCCCAGAACGTGACCGGCACGCCCGAGGTGTGGGTGCCGCTGGGCTTCTCGCCGGTGGCCACGCGCCCGATCCCGCCGGTCATCCCGGCGCTGTGGATCGCGGCGACGATCGTGCCGCCGGGCACCGCGACCTTCACGCTGGTCCTGGTGGGCGACTTCAACGGCACCCCCGGGCAGACGTTCACGCTCACGCCGGTGCTCGCGACGCCCGACCCCATGGTGCGCAAGGCCGTCACGTTGCCGGCCGGCTTCACGCCGAGTGACGTGTTGGAGTTTTCGTCCAGCGCGCCGCTGACTGGCGCGGTGGCTTTGTTCGATGCGGACACGGGTGGCAGTCTCATCAGCCAGATCAGCAAAGGGCAGACGACCGCGCGCTACTACCGCATCGGGTTCTATCCGGTGCCGTCGGCGCCCATCACCTACTGGATCGACTACGAGCGCGAGATCTTGCCGCTGGTGGATCCCTACGACGAGCCGCTGCTGCCGATCGACTTCCACGACATCATCGCGCTGTGGGCGCGCCTGGACGAGTACGAGTTTAAGTCGGACGATCGGTGGATGGTGACGCGGTCGCTGGTCGAGGAGCGGCAGCGGCAGCTGCGGTCGTGGGTGGACAACCACGACGCCTACACCCTGACGGCCTTGCCGCCAGACCGCTATCGCCCCTCAGGAAAAATGGGAGGGCTTGCCATGGCTGGACCCGCTGGACCCCCTGGAGCCCCGGGCGCGCCTGGCCCTGCGGGTCCTCCTGGGACGCTGACGATCCCGGTGCTGCATTCGGTCGTGCCGGTGACGATCTCCACCCAGAACGCCACGGTGGACTGCACAGGGGCCGACATCCTGAAGGTGACGGCGACGACGACCGGGTTGACGATCCAGACCATCACCGGCGGCGTCAACGGGCAGCTGCTGTCGTTCATCGCGGCCAGCAACCCGTTCATCCTCGCCGGCGGCGGCAACATCGTTACGCCCTCGTCCACGATCAGCCTGACCAACGGCTACACGCTGCTTTACGACGTCGATACCTGGAGGTACGTCAGCTAAGTGGCGAGCCGCACCGACCTGCTGACCATCACGGATCTACGTGGGGGCCGCAACGGCGTGGACTCGCCGCTGCTGCTGGAAGGGGACCAGTGCGTCGAAGCGATCAACGTGGACTGGTTCGTCGGGCTCATGGGGCGGAAACGCACCGGCGCGACGGCGCTGTGGGGGCCGGCGCCCAGCAACGTCATCCTGTCGATCCTGCGGCACGTCGTCGCCGAGGAACGCGATAACGAGCTGTGGGGCTTCGACGGGACGGGGGCCGTGCGGCGCCTCCTGGCCGGCGCGTGGAGCAGCCTGACGCTGCTGAACCCGTCGGTGACGGATCCGATCGTCGTGGTCGGCGCGTCGTTCAACGGCAAGCTGTTTCTCGCCTACCCGAACACCGATGCCCGGCTGCACGTGTGGGACGGTACCGTGATCCGCGCAGTCGGTCTGAGCGTGGCGCCGATCGCGGCCTCGGTGACTGCCGCCGCCGGGACCGGGATCACGGGCTATCGCGGGTATCGCATCGACTACACGCGTCAGGAGTCGGGCGTCACGGTGCGCCGCTCCGAGCTGTCGCCGGTCAAGTCACTCACGCTCGCCAATAACGGGGGCTGGGTGGTGACGCGCGGCGCGCTCCTGAACGAGGGCGAGACGCACTGGGAGCTATATGGCTCGGCGGTGACGGGGACCTCCTCCAATGATCCGGGGCCCTACTACCGCATCGCGACGATCGCCATCGGGACGACGAGCTACACCGACATCCTGCCGCCCGCCAGTTTCCCCGGCACCCTGGAGCTGTGGCCGCTCATCGGCAGCTACACGCTGCCGCCCGATGCGCGCTACCTGATCGTGGACGAGGCGCGGATGATCAGCGCGGGTCGATGGAACGTGCTGCCAGAGGCATCGAGTCAGCAAGCCTCGCGCGTGTGGTGGACGCCCATCCTCAACGATGCGTCGGGCACCGGCAACGACGAGCGCTTGGACTGGACTACCGACAACATCCCCTTCATCGACTTCGACCCGGGCGATGGCGGTGAGATCCGTGGGCTCGGCGGTCCCCTGTTCGATTCGATCCACGTGTTCAAGTACGACCGCATCTACAAAATGGTGCGCACGGGTGTCGCGGGCGCGCCGTATCGTCCCGTGACCGTCACGAAGCGCTGCGGTGCCATTCGGCACCAGACGATCGTGCTGGCCGAAGACGAGTCGGGCCACGAGTGTTTGTACTTCCTCAGTAAGCGCGGGCCGTATCGCCTCGGACAAAACGGGCTGCAGTACTGCGGACGCGACATCGAGGATCTGTGGGCCACAGTGGATCTCACCAAAGCGGCAGACGTCGCGAAAGGAGCGCACGGGATCTATCACGCCGACCTGCACCAGGTGTGGTGGTGGGTCAACACCGGCGTGTCGGCGTCGGGCGCGCCGGATCTCAAGCTGGTATTCGACGTCAAGCAGGGCCGCTTCACCGAAGTCGGCGGCGTGCGACGCGGCTGGTGTCAGCACCAGGGCCGCTCGTGTTACGCCTGGTGCTCCACGATGTATTCGGCGAAGTTCCAGGTCGATGCGACCCCGGTGCCCAACTCGCTGAAGCTGAAGCCCTACATCGGGAGCGCCGAGGAACTGAACCCGTCCACGGCGACGCGTTTCTGGGTCTGCGATGTCGGCGTGCGCGATCTCGGATCGTTTGTGCCGACGCTCATCCGCACGGGCGTCGTGCTCCCTGGCGGATCGGTGGCGATGCACGGGGGTGTCATCGAAGGGCACCTGGTCGGCTGGTCGCTGCCCTATCCCGCGCCCACGCCCGCGACGTTGCCGATCTCGGTGACTACGATCCGCGACTTCGGGCTGGAGGTGCGCACGGCCGTCGCCGCGATCGGGCCCACGACGCCAGTGACCACGCGCGTCATCGTCCCGCTGCGCGATCTCGGCGCGGCCAGCTGCGCGGCCCTCCAGGTCGAGATCGCCAACCCGGGGATCATCGATGGGCAGTACGCCCTGGATCAACTCATCCTGCGGGTCCGACGCGAAGAGGATCGGTAATCCGTGCAGCTCGCCCTCAAGTTCCGCAACATGCTGCCGACGGTGGTGCGTGAGGAGCTGGATAGCCTCGTCGCGACCATCTCCGGGTTTTGGGACGTCGAGCACAAGGCGAACGGGAGTCACGGCGACATCCACGTGGACTCGATCACGGTCGGCGGCATTCCGATCATCCCCTCGGCCGGCGGTGGCGGTGGTGGCGGCGGGGGCTCCGGGGGGATGGAGTACCTCGGGGACTACCGCCCGGGTCCCGCGTACGTCGATGGCGACATCGTCGTGGCCCCCGACGGCATCGCGTACGTGTGTGTGGTGGACGGCACGACCACGCCGCCCGAGCCCTGGCCTGGGGGTGGCGTCGCCGTCAACGCGACGGTCGATGCGACCTACTGGGTGGTATCGCCGCACGGCTCGTTGACCAATGAACGGGTGATGAGCACGCTGTCGAATGGCTACGTCAAGGCGACCCTTGGCGAACCGTCCACCGTCGCGCAGATCCCGATCGTGGATGGCGGGACCGGGGCGGGGACTCCGGCAGCCGCGAGAACCAATCTCGGCGTCGGCAGTGTCGGCACTCTCAACCTGAATGGCAACGCCGCGCAGTACCTGAACGGGGCGGGCGGGTGGACATCGCCTCCGCAAAGCGTGGGGGTCGAGTCGGGATCGATCATCTTTTTCACGTCGCCGTGTCCGCCGGGTTACACGCGAGTCACCGCGCTGGACGGACGCTTCATCCGCGCCGGCGCCGCGTACGGTGTGGGTGGGGCGTCGTCGCATTCCCACGGGCCGGGCACCTACGCGGCGCCGTCACACACGCACGGGGTCGGCACGCTGGTGGAGGCCGCGCATACACATGCGGTCGGCACCCTCGCGAGCCCGGCGCACACTCATGGCGGCGGGACACTCACCGTCGCTGCGCACTCGCACAGTCTGCCCAACACCGATACGGCGGGGAACCACGCGCACTCGTTTACCGCGCAGACCGACGTGGAGTCGAACGGCTCGGGGATCATGGATGCGGGCGGCAACCAAAACTGCACCCGGGCGCCCCATACCCATGGCGTGAGTGGCAACACCAACACGACCGGCGATCACTTTCACACGATGGGGAACACCGGGAACGCCAACCCCGGCATCACGGGTGGCGCGACCCAAGGGATCGCCGTGACGCTCACCGGAGCGACCGCAGCAAACGCCGGCGCGATCTCCGGGGCGACGGCAGCATCAGGCGGGCTCGCGATCGCCGGCGCGTCGGATGCGCAGGCCAACCTGCCGCTCTACGTCGATCTGTTCGCGTGTCAGAAAGACTAACCCGATGACCCTCACCTTCACCGACGACCAGGGCAAGCGCCACTTTGAGTTTTGCTTCGTCGGTTTTGTCCTCGGAGGCAGCCTGCTCGATAAGAAGGGGCTGACGATCCTGCGTCGCGAGATGCAGCTGTTTGAGAAGCTGGAAGCGATCAGCGAGCCCAAGCCGTGCGGCAAGAAGTTGGTCAACGGCGAAGCGGATCGCCAGCTGCTTCCCGACGGCGAGCGGCAACTACAGATCGACGGAGCGGAGTTTGACATGCTCTACAACTACATCGCGGCCGTGCCGTGGCAGTCGGGATCCCCGGGACGCCACGCGCTCGACACCCTCGACTGGTTGACGAATCATGGCCGGTCCTAATCCCGCCACGACCGAATGGGTGCCGATCTGGAACCCGATGTCGAGTGGGCCTGCAGGGCCCCAGGGACCGCAGGGTGCGACGGGACCCACCGGACCCAAGGGGGACACGGGCGCCACAGGTGCGGCGAGCACCGTGCCTGGCCCCACAGGCCCGACAGGCCCGCAAGGGGCGAAGGGCGACACGGGCGCGACGGGAGCCGCGAGTACCGTCCCTGGCCCGCAAGGTCCGCAAGGGCCCACCGGCGCGACAGGTCCGCAGGGACCAACCGGAGCGACAGGCGCCACGGGTCCAGCCGGTACGGGGAACGTGGTTGGTCCCGCCAGCGTGGTGGCGAATCGGATCGCGGCTTACGCCGACGCGACCGGCAAACTGATCAAGGACTCCGGGCTCGATATGAGCGCCCCGGTCTTTGCGGGCAACCCGCAAGCGCCAGGGTTCACGATCAACGCGCCCACGCCCATCCTCTACTTCATCGAAAACGACCAGGGGGTGAACCTCAAAAACTGGCAACTCTACGCGGAGGCGCAGACCTTTCGGGTTCACACGCTGGCGGATAACTTCGGCGGCCTCGTGCAAGCACTCACCGTCGATCGAGCGGGCAATCTGTCGATGGCGGGGAGTGTCGCGGAGCGTGGACGTGCGGCAGCGATGGGCGAGTGGACCAACATTCCCTTCAACGCTGCCGACTTCAGCACGTCGGGCGGGCTCACCTGGACTGTCGCGGCCGGGAACCTCGTGGCGTGGCGCTACATGCTTATGGGGCGCACCTGCTTCCTCCACTGCGACATCGCCAACACCACGCTGACCGGCGCGGGCCAGCAGCTGATTGTGAAGCTGCCCTTCGCGGCGACGGTCGGATCGATTCTGCCGTGCTGGGTCCAAAACGCGGCGGGCGTGATCGGCGTGGCGAGTATCGCTGGGGCGAGCATGACCTTCTTCAAGGATCCAGCATTCGGATCGACGTGGGTGGCCGGGGCGGGCAACGTGCGTGTCCAGGCGATGATGATCTATTCGATCTGAGGACTCCCTTGCATTCGGCAGCGCTGCTGATGATAGGAAGCTGAGCATGGCGTACGACTACTACGGCCAAGGATCGCAACCGTCACAGGAGACGCTGCGGCGCGATGCGATCCTGCGGGGGCTGGCGCCTCCTGGCGCGAGGCCCGACTTCAATCTCGGGCCGGTGTCCCCGACGGCGCCCCCTGCGACCCCTGCGCTCCCTGCGCCTGCGGCTCCAGGCACGGCTCCGGCTCCCGTGACGAACACGCCAGGATCGTTCTCGTCACCCGGATCGAACAAAGCGGTCAATGGCGTGGTGCCATCGGCCGACCCCGCCAACTGGGGCAGCACGCAGCCGGTGTACGGCGCGCCCGATCCGAAGATCGATTACGACAAGCTCGGGAACCGCGACTACCTGAATAAGCAGGAGGGCGGCAGTTTCTGGAGTGACCAACTCGGGCCCGCGCCGCACGGCTACGTCTACAACGCCAACGGCGGGCTGATGAAAGAGCCGGGCTGGAACAAGTTTGACGACGTGATGACGGCCACCACGATCGGAGGGCTGACGGGCGGGCTCAGCACTGGTCCCCTGGCGGCGGCCACGATCGGAGGCGCGGTGGTCGATGCGGCGACGAGCGCGAACGTGCCGCGCGATGCGATGGGCAACCCGTTCACCGACGGGCGTGGCGCCGTCGATCCGAATCCTACGGGCGGTCCTGCCGGCACCAGCGTGATGAATCAGCCAGCGACGAACACGGCAGCGGCGACAGGGACGACTGATGCTGCCGCGACTCCTGCCGGCGGCATCACGCTGCCCGCCGACGTGGACACCAACGGGTACGCGAAGCCGGGGTACGCCGTCGCGGGATCGCCGCAAGCGCCTCCGGGGTGGGATCAAGCGAAGTGGGCGAACACCGCGCACCAGTCGCCGAAGTACGCGGTCGGTCGGATCCTGTCGCAGTACCCGCAGACGACCGAGGGCCTCAAGCAAGCGATGCCCGAGATCATCAAGGCGTACCCGGGGGCCGTGCAGACCGGCGAGGATACGATCAAAATTCCCGGCGTCGGCGAGATCGATGTCGTGAAAGCCGGCGGCGGATTCTGGTGGGGCGCCGAGACTGACGCGCAGGGCAACCCGATTGCGAAAAGTGGCGGCGGCGACGGCGGGAGTGGCGCGGCGAATAGTGCGGCCGGCTACAACATCGGCGGCGACGCGGCGGATTCCAGCACGATCAGCAAACTCATCGCGCAGCTCGGCAAGATCGGCGGCGTCCGAGGTAAGGGCGGCGTGATCTCCGCGCGCGATGCGGTCCTGAATAACTTGAGGGTGTGATGGCGACGACTCCTGATCCGTTTGCAGCCTCGGGCGGCGGCGTGCAGCTGGCCGGCGGCCAGTGGGTGCCGAAAAACCATCCGCTCGCGCAGCCTGGTGGGGCGGCGGGGACTGCCGGGGCCACAGGCTCGGCCAACATTGCGGGCGCGAACAACCAGGCCGCGCCGATTCCGCAGGCCGGTGGCGCCAGCGCGGGCGGCGTCAACACGTCCGTCAGCTCGTACAACGTCGGCTCGCCACTCGCGCAGCAAACCGTCACGAGCTCGGGCGCCGGCGGCGGCACGATCCAGAACACGTTCCGCGACGCGCTGCTCGGGGTCCTCAACACCAACCCCAACGACGTGAAGCTCTCCGATCCCGATCTCGCGCCGCAAGCCCGCGCGTATCAGGATGCACAGACGCGGTCGCTGGGCGAGCAGCAGCGCACGGCCGCCGAGCAGGGGTTTGCTAGTGGCGCGCTGCACACGGGCGCGTATGGCACGACCCTCGGCGCGCTGCAGCAGCAGCAGGGGGAAGCGATCGGGCAATTCAACGCGAACCTGCTCTCGCAGGCGAAGCAGCAGCGGCTCTCGACGCTACTCAGCTCGCTGGGGCTCGGCGGGGATCTGATCAACTCGGCCTCCGCGCAAGGCGTGCAGTCGTCGCTGGGCCAGGGCGATCTCAACCTGCGCGCCATGCTCGGCTCGGGCCAGCTCAGTCTCGGCCTGCTGCAGGCGCTGCTCGGCGACCGCCAGGCGAACAATCAGCTGGGCTACAACATCGGGACATTCCAGGCGAATCAGAACAACAAGGCGGCCGGGGGTTAAGCGATGGGATGGCTCAGCACGCTCGGCAACATCTTCGGCAACAGTAAGGGCGGCGGGTACGGCGACTACATCAAGGTCGGCGGCGAGGTGCTCGGCTCGATCGCGGCCAACCGCGCGCAAGGACGCGCGACGGAAGGGGTCGCCAACCAGGCGCAGGACAGGAATGCGCTGCTCTCGTACATCGCCGAGCAGAACGCGCGCGAGGCCCGGGCGAAGCTGCTGGAAGACGCGACGAAGGACCGTGCGGATCGCACGCTGACCAATGCAGAAACGCGAGCCAAGCAGGTGCGCGAGGGCGACCTCCTGGCCAACGTACAGCCGGTCACCGTGTCGGGGATGCCCGACTACATCCCCAAGATCCAATTCAACGGCGGGCTGACGCCGGCGGCCTTCGGACCTGCGACGCGACAAGCCGGTCGCAACCTGGCGCAGCAGGCGCTGGCCGCGCAGATGAGTGGCAGCGACATCCCGGGGCTGCCTGACGTGAGTCAGCTCGGAGGGAATGCGCCGCAGCCGACCCCACTGCCGCAGTCGGGCACGCTCGACACGATCCTCAACACCGCGAGCGCCGTCGGGTTGGGCGCCAAAGGGATCAGCGAGGCGCAGACCGAGCGCGACAAAGCACGCGCCGAGGCCGAAGCGAAAAACGCGCCCATCATCAATCGATCCAACGCCGGCATGATTCCACCGGCGGGCGCGCCGACGCTGCCGGGGGCGCCGGGCCCAGAGGCGGCCATGGCGAGTAGTGGCAACCGGGGCACGTCGATCCTCGCGGCGATGCTGGATCTCAAGCGGCGCCAGGACGAAGCGAACCAGCGCGCCATGGTCCTCAACGGCGGCACCGATAGCGGAGGGACGTTCTAGTCATGGGCCTCGGACTGCAGGGCGCCTACGGCCTCCAGGGCGGGTGGGACACGCTCAACGAGATCATCGCGACGCGCAAGAAGGACGAGCTGCTCGCGCAGCGGGAAGCCGACGCGCAGCAAGCACGCCTGCTGGATGCGGCGAAGTTTCGCGAGGAGCAGCGGCAGAACCTCGTGAACGAACAGCGCCTGGGCGAGCAGAACACCGAGCTGGGGTTGTTTCGGAAACAGCAGGGCGCGAAGTACGAGGCCGACACCGCGAAGGAAAACGCGCTGGTGCAGTCGCGCCAGGACGCGATCGAACAGATCCAGGCCGACACGACGCTGGACCCGCGCGACAAGCTGCTGCTCATCACCTCGATCCGGCTGGGGCAAGGCGTGCCTGGCGGCATGGTGAAGGTGGGGCAGACGCCGGAAGAGAAGCAGGCTGACAGGCTGGAGCAGATCCGTCTCGCCGCTGCGCTCAGGCCGGCGCCACCTCCGAGCTTCGGCTTCGTCACGCTGGGCGGGGGCGAGGACGGGCAGCCTCCGCATATCGTCGCGGTGAATCGGCGCGACCCGAGCGGTGGACAAATCCCCCTGGGCAACGCGCCCCCGACCGGCGCGCAGCGCGGGCAGCAGAGCGCCACCGTCGCTGCGATGGGCGGCCTCGACACGCTGGAGAGTCTCTACAGCGCGGACTACGTGGGCCCGCTGGCCGGGCGCCTGCACCAGGGCGAGCTGCTGGCCGGCAAGACGATCGACGGCAAGGAGCTGGATCCGAAGATGGCCCAGTTTTACTCCGAGGCCGCTGCGGTGCAGAACCGGATCATTCAGGCGATCACCGGCGCGCAGATGAGTGAGGCCGAGGCCTCGCGCATCAAGGGGCAGATCCCCAAGGTCACCGATCCGCCGGTCACCTTCATGGCGAACCTGCAGGCGTCGCGTGCGAACTATCAAATGCTGCTCGACGCGATCGCCGGGCTGCGGCGCAAGGGCGCCATCGTCCCTGATGCCGGCGACGAGGGCGACAGTGGCGGGTTGGGTGGCGACTACACCACCAAGAGCGGGCGCACGTTTTCGTTTGGCGGCGCGGGTGCCGGTGGTGGTGCGCAGGTCGCGCCGCCGAAGAGCGCCTACGGGATCGAGATCATTCCGGACAACTAGCCATGGCCAAGATCAAAATCACCGATCCGGAAACCGGCGAGACGATGATCATCGCCGGCAGTCAGGTCCCCGACGACGCCGACATCCGCGAGCTGTTCGACGCGCGCCGCTCGTCACGCATCAACGCGCCCGAGCCGCAGCGTCGGCCGCCGACACCGCCGAGCCCGACCAACTACGAGGACGGATCCTTTGGCGAGCGGCTCGGTGAGACGTTCGTCCAGAACACGACGCCGCCGTCGGCCGACTCGATGGTCAACGCGCTGCCCATTGCCGGCGCCATGATCGGTGGCGGTCTCGGTGCTGCGGGCGGGCCGCTGGGGATCATCGGCGGCGGTGCGCTCGGCGGTGCGGGTGGCGAGTCGCTGAAGCAGCTCGTCAACCGCATCAGGAACTTTGATCCGAAGGCCTACAACTACGGGCTCGATCGCGGGGCGCCGAATACACCCACCGACGCGGCACTGGAGATCGGTAAGCAGGGCGCGTATGGCGCGGCGCAGGAAGCCACTGGGGTGCTCGCGCGGCCCGTCGCCCGTGGGCTGTATGGCAGCGCGCTCAAGGGCGCCGACGAAGCGATCCTGGAAGCCAACCCGGGGCTGGCGCGCCGGGGGATCGAAGAGGCGGCCACCGTCACGCGCGGCGGCACCCGGAAGATGGCGGGGATCGAAGCCGACACCGCCGCGAAGCTGGGCAAGCCGACCGCCAACTTTCTCGGCAAGGCAGGGAAGGCGAGTCTCAAGGCGAGCGGCGACGAGGCCGGCGCCCTCGCCCAGGCGATGCGCGGCGCGCGTGCCGCCAAGCCCGTCTCGACGTCGCTGGGTGAAGTGGCGCGCAACGTCGGCCTGCCCACGACCGGCGCCGGCATCGGTGGCTACTTCGGTGGCCTGCCCGGTGCGGTGATCGGCGGCGGCCTGGGCCTGGGCCTCAAGGCCGCGCGCAGCCCGATGCTGAAGTCGGCCGCCGCGATCACGCTCGACCGCATCGCCCCAGGGTTGGGGGGCGCCGCGCGCCTGGCCCTGCTCAAGCTGATGGGCGAGGACCAGGACACGCCGCAGACTCCGGAGTAGCCCGTGCCTGACCCGAGCAGCGAAACCAGCTACGTCGATCAGCTGCGCTACCTGAAGATCCTGCAGCAGCTTCAGCAGGAGACGGACCCGCCACAGGGCCCTGTGGACGCGTCAGGCCCCGACCCCGACGCCGAGGCCGAGGCGCGCCTCCACGCGCTGCTGGCGCGCGCCAAGCAGGCCGGAGGGGTCAATCTCGAAACCGCAGGGGCCCCGGCACCAGTCACCGGAGGCGGGCCTGGCGCGGGCCCCGGCCTCGGCAAAGGCGTGCGCATCCCCGACTGGGCCGACCCGGCCAACGCGAGTGTGCTCGACTCGCCGGGCGCCAAAGCGATGCGGATGGCCGGCGGGATCATCGGCGCGGCGGATCCGGTGGCCCAGGTGATGGGGGCAGCCCCGACGGCGTCGGTCGAACTACCGAGCGGGTTGTCGCTGGCCGACCTCAACGACATGAAGGCGCTGATCAGATCGATCAGCAAGCAGCCGCTGCGCGGCAAGGCCTTCGGTGATCTCGCCCACACGATCCAGTACGCCGGGCGCGGGGCCGCACGCAGCGGCGCCCTGAAGGATGCTGCCGGCGAACGGATCGCGCACATCACCGAGATCGGCGAGAGTCTCCCCTTCCAGGCCAACTGGCACGGCGCCGAAGACCCGGCGATGCAGCACGCCTTCGCGGGGGATCAAGAGGCCGCCAAACGCTACGGGCGTTTCTGGGGTGCCACCTCGCCCAACACCGACGTGCCACGTGACACCGCTGAATCTGTCAGCGCGCAGCTCTATCACCTGGAGCACCCCGACCTGCCGTTCACGGTGGCCGCTGCGCGCCACATCAGCGAGCCGACGATGATCGGCAAGCAGCTGGTGCAGCCCAACGGCCTACCCTTCATGGAGCGGCCGATCTTCCCCAACAGTGAAGAGGGCTCGACCGGTGCGATCACGCAGGCCGGATCGAAGGTGCCGAATCTGAACACCGCGATCAAGGGCGAGTCGCTGATGTCGGGCGACAAGGTCAACGACATGAGTGACTACATGCAGGGCGTCGAGCGGGGCAGCGGGACACCACTGCCGCTGGACGTGCATGCGATCTGGGCCACGTCGGGCAGCAAGGCCAAGCTCGATCAGCAGCTTCCGGCACTGAAGCAATTCATGCTCGACAAGGGGCCGCACGGGCTGGCCTCCATCACCGACCGGCAGGCGTACCTGAATTACCAGGGGATGCTCGGCGACACCCTGCGCCAGATCGCGCCCGAGGGCAACGTCGGGGAGACCTTCGCGACGATGTGGGAAGGGGCGCGCGCCGCCAAGGGGAAGATGCCGCAGGGCGGCCCGATCGACATCCTCCGCAAGAAGGGCCTGCTGGAGTACGGCGCGATGCTCGATCCGAAGCGGCTGCGCGAAGCGCTTCAGACGGCGGGCTGGTCGGCGTTTGGGATCGCCGGGCTACTCAAGGCGCTCGGGCACAACGAGGAGGCCAACGCGGCGGCAGCAGGTGGCGACACCGGCGGCAACATCCGCCAGTGAACCTCCAGGTCGTGGAGCACGCAGAGCTGGTTGCGGAACTTCGGTGACGCGGCCACCACGACCAGGCCGCACTTGGGGCACCGGGCCCGCGCCAGGCATGTCGTAATCGGTCTCACCATACCTGCAATTATAGTCGAGCTGGGGCCATCCGTAACCACATTACCCTGGTGCGCCAGGCCTCAGAAAAAAAGGTTACGCTTCGCCTTGACAGCCGTGTGGTGCGTGGATCTGGTACGCACCCTGTATGCTGCTCGCCCGCGCCAGCTGCCGCTTCGGGACCATCACGCCCCCGCTGCTCTTCCTGCTGAGTGTCATCGAGGAGTACGCCCGGCACCACGCGCTGACGGTGGTCGTCCTATCGGCGACCGACGGCCAGCACGCCGTCTACTCGGGCCACGACCTGGGGCACGCTGTCGATCTGCGCTGCCACGACCGCCAGGGGAGGCACGCCGCCGGCCTGCTCAAGGATCTGCTCAAGCGCCTGGGGCCTGAGTTTCACGGCGCCGTTGTCCACCAGGGCGAGCCGACCGAGCACCTCCACCTGCAGCTGCGGCGCGGCGCCGACTACCACCCGCACCCGGTCTGCACCCACCTCGGGAGATTCGATCAATGAGTCGTCACCTGCTCGATGCTTACGACACGCCGGCCTGGCAGGTCGATGCGCTGGTCGATCACGTCCCTGCGATCAGCGGCGTCGTCTGGGAGCCCTGCGCCGGCGACGGGTCCCTGCTCGCGCAGCTCCTGACGCGCCTACCCGAGATCACCGTCATCACCTTCGACATCGCGCCGGGGGTCTCGCCGATGATCGTCGCCGACATGCGCGCGCCCGAGCCGTGGGACCAGGCCGTCGAAAGTTTCGGCGCGCCCGACTGGATCGTCACCAACCCGCCGTTCGCCGACGCCTTCCCGATCCTGCAGCACGCGATCCGCACGGCCACCGTCGGCGTCGCCTACCTGTCGCGGGTCACCTTCATCGAGCCGACGCGCGTGCGTGGCCCGTGGCTCGTCCAGCACCCGCACGACCAGCGGATCGTGCTGGAGCGCTACAGCTACACCGGCGACGGGCGCAACGACGCCTGCACGACCGAGTGGCTCATCTTTGTAAAGGACTGGCGCATCCTGACCCCGCCCTTTGGTATTTCTGCACACGGTTACAAGCCCCAAGCCCGACGCTAGGGGGTTTCCCCTTGCTAGGTACCCGTCAAGGTGTGGTAAGAAGGCGAGGCACGCCGTCCCCACTGCTGATCAGGAGCATCAGTGAAAGGAACCTCATGGAGTTAGCACGCTACGTCGGCACCCACTTTCTCTCGCGCTTCACCGACGCCAAAGCCTTCCCCCTCCTCGTGATCGGATCGGATCGCTGGAGCTACCAGGAAGTCGCCAGCCTGGGCGTGATTCAACCGCGCGCCTGTCGCATCCTCTCCAAGATCGCGCACGACCTGAAAGTTAGAAACACCAAAGACCTCTACGCGAAGTCATCGCCGTACGTCCTCGCCGGCTTAGAGGGCGTCGGGGTGACGACGTTGTATGTCGCGCTGGCGGCCTTCCAGGCGATCGGGCTCGATGTCGATAAGTGGTACGTGCGCGGGAAGGATCAAGCCGTGCGCACGTTCGACACGCTGAAGGTGCGCGAGCAGAAAGCCAAGGCGCGCACGATGGAGAGTGAACGGAAACGTCGTCGGCTGCGGAGTACTCGACAGGTGCGCGAGAGTGAACGCACCGCGCACGCCACTCACTAACTCAGGAGACCAGTCATGAAGTTACTCGACACGTTGATGAAGAAACGCGATCACCATCTCGCGATGGCCGAGAAGTTCAGCGAGCTGATCGCTGTCGTGCGCGGCGACACCGACTTCGCCAAGCACACCCACAGTCGCCGCGTCGCGATCATGGATGCGGCCCTGCTGCAGCACGCGTCGAACGGCAACGGGAACGGTCACGAGCAAGTGAACGCGCGCACGATGCCGCCCTCGCGGAAGCAGTGGTCCGCTGCCGCGCGCAAGAAGCAGGCGGCGATCATGAGGAAGCGCTGGAAGACCAACCGCGCGAAGCTGCTCAAGGGGCTGCACAAAAACGCGGCGGCCCGTGTCGCGGCGAGAAAGGCCGCCGAGGCGACGACGACCTAAATGGGCCAACACGTGCGAGAGCCGGCTGTCGTACCCCCGTCGCGATTCCGCCTGGATGTGTGCCCGCACTGTCAGGCTCGACGCCGCATGATCAACGGCGCGTGGCTCCGCTGGAAACGCGAGCGCGCCGGCCTCGATCAACGGACCTTCGCGGCGAGCGTCGGCGTGTCGGGCCCGTACCTCTCAGATATCGAACGCAACCGACGCGCGGCGACACCGACGATCGTCGCCGCGTACACCGAGCTGTAGCATTGGCCGTTCAGAAGCGGCTCTAGCGCGCGAGCGCCGTGCCCATCAGTGGGAGGCCGTACTGCTCACGCAGCGGGTCTCCCACTTTCTTTGTACTCCGCCACTGCAGCCACGTCGCGAGCAGCTCCATCGACTCAAACACCGGCACGTCACGCGCCTCCGCGTAGGCCTTCTCGGCACACGCCCCTTGCGAGTGTTGCCAGTCGCCGATCATCACGACCGCATCCGACCGCTTCACCAGCTCCAGGTCGCCGGTCAGCCAGGTCGCATCCGGCAGCGCGCCCTGGAAGTGACGCGTCATGGTGTGCGGGCAGATCGGCACCGCCCCGAGGCGCCACACCTGGAGGGAGGCCAGCTCGGCGTCGCGGATGTTCTGCTCGATCGCCCAGCTGTTCCCCGCGCGGTAGGGCCCTGCCGTGTAGACAACGATCATCACGCCTCCTCGGCGCCGTAGGTGCGCTCGGTGCCGCAGGCCTCGCAGGCCCAGGTCTGGTACACGGTGTGGGCCAGCGTCCAGGTGCGGACGAAGTAGTGCGGCGTCGGCGTCAGCGTCGCGCTTTCGACCGCGCGCGTCGAGTAGGGCGAGTAGCCGGCGGCCAGCAGCGCGCGCTCGGAGTCGAGAAACTGCGCGCGCCGGGTCGAGCAGCCCCCCTCGCACCCGAGCAGCCGCAGCTCCTGGGTTACGGATACCTCGGGCGAGGCCGGGGGCCGTCCCACGTCGTCACGCCGCGCGTCACGCCGCACGTCAGGCACACCCACGAGGCGCAACCGCTTCGGTGCTCCAGCACCGTCGGATGATTCCTCGCGTGGCACCAGGCGCGGCGCAGCCAGTGAATGAGTACCCACATTAGTCCTCCGTAGTGGTGCGGACCTGCAAACTGATCGACGGGGTCCCGCGTGTGGTCGCGGCCGTCAGCGTCTCGGGACTGACGCCCAACTCAATGAGTCGGTGCTTGTCGAGCGTGAGCCGGCCCGGGTTCTCGACCAGCGTGAGCTGGTACGGCCCGACCTTCAGGTGTTTCGTGTCGGCGATCGCCAGCGTGGAGCTGATCTCGTCACTCAGGGTGGCGATCTCGGCGAGGATGCGGTCCCGCTCGGCGATCAACGCTTGACGCTCGTCCACCTTGGGCCGCAGGTTCTCGGCCAGTCCGACAATCGTGGAGAGCGACTGCTCGATGTTGGATCTCAGTAGGCTCATGGGAGGTCTCCGTCTTTCCACAGACGCGGGGGCGACGCCGGCTTCGGCTTCGTCCGTCGTGGCACGGGTATCGTCGGGGTGGGCGCGACGGCCGGCGAGGGCTTGGGATAGAGGTAGCCGTGCAGGGCCTGGAGGTCGCACGCAAACCGGACGTGCCAGGGCGGCGGGCTCGGCGCGTGGATCGGGACCACGAGAAAGTCGCCCACGCGATAGGGGCTCCCGTGGATCTGGGCGAGTACCACATCGCCGAGCACGAGACCGGTCGCCGGCTCGCCTACCGTGACGATCGCGTGCGGCCATACGACATTCAGCTCCAGCTCCACGTCCGGCCAGTCGTCACCACAGCCGAGCTGTGAGCAAAACACCGTCGTGGGATCGAACACCGGAGCGAGCGCGCGTCCGAGGACCGCCGGCGCGAGGTGACTCAGGAAGACGACCGTCGCGGTGGGAGACCCTTCCCCCTGGATACGGGACATGGGCTCCACGAAGGCAGGATGCGTACCACCTAGCGATCTGGTTTCTGGTACGCGGCCCAGATCAACGCGACGAACGCCAGCGTGAGAAACAGGATCGTGATCGTCGTCGTCATCTCACTCGCCCTCCAGCGCCGCCGTGATCTTTTTCGCCAGCCCCTTGCCGATGCCTGGGATCTGGATCCACTCGTCTTCGTTCGCCTCGACCAGCGCGCGCACCGTCTTGAAGTGATCGGCGACCGCGCCGCTCTTGCCGACGCCGATGCCGGGCAGCTCCGCCGCCACGCGTCTGGCCAGGCTCGGCTTGTAGAGCAGCCCCGCGTCGAGCATGGGACTATGCAGCGCGACGTGGGCCCGGTGCTCGTCGTAACTCTTCGCGGTCCACCACTGGTACAGCATCGCCACCAGGGCTGCCGTCTCGCTGCGGTCCCAGGCCTTGCGGACGTGAACGCCCGCACGCACCTCTAGGGTGGTCAGGAAGGCCTCGACCTCGCGGTAGGTCCAGACCCGCCGGCCCTGGGCGTGCGGCGCCCACACGCGCCCCTGCTGCGTCTCCAGCACGCCGTCGGCGCCACTCCGGTACCGGCCCTCGATGAGCAGCCAGGTGTGCGCATAGTCATGGACGAGCTTAGGCAGCTGGTGCCCGCTCAACCGTCCGCTCGTGATCGACTGCAGCAGATCCGAGATGCGTTTGATCTCGACCCCGATCGGGGCCGGCGTCTCGTCGGGTCCGCGCCCGAGCCAGGCGGCGTCGGCGCTGTCGAGAGTGGTCAGCTCCACCGGCAGCCCGAAGGCGCGCAGCGGGGAGAACAGATCACTGCTCCCGATGCGGCGGTCGAGGAGGATCAATCCGCCACCAGCTCCACGAGGACCTGCAGCTCCTTCAGATCACACCTGGCCGCGAGCGCGAGCAGCAGCGTGCGCGTCTCGGCGGGCAGCGCTAACCAGTCCCAGAGCGGCCCCGCCTTGTGCCCGTTGGTCGCGGGCGTCCCGCGCGCGCGTTTATGAAACCCGCTGCGCGGGGATTCTTTCGCGACGATGGCTTGTAGCTGTTCCCTCGGGGTCGTGATCATCAGCGTGCGCCCCGACTTCGCGCCCGAGAGTTTGCCCTCCTTCACCAGTCGATGGATGGTCGATCCACTACAGTGACTGAACCGCGCGGCCTGCACGACGTTCATGGCTCGCCTCCTGATCATGCCCAGTCTTTTGGCTCACTATCGGGGAACACCATCCCCGCCAGCATCGGGAACGTGATCATCTCGTTCATCAACTCCAAGCCGACCAGCGTCGCGTTCTGCCGACACTTGCCGACCTTCAGGTGATACCCGTCCTCGGCGACCCACATCCTGGCGTGCGCCTGCACGAGGTACGGGATGTCCTTCATGCCATCAAACTCAAACTGTCCGGTGCGCTTGTCATTCACCCACTGCTCTTTCAATCGGTGCGTGACGAGCAGGTTGGCCTCGCTGTCGTAGGCGAGTTTGATCAGCCGCGTCATCGCCTGGTTCACTTCCGCGTACTGGTGGGGCATGACCTTATCGAGGCGCCCAAACGCCGCGAGCCGCAGCAGCTGCCACAGCTCGGTGCCCGTGTCGATCACGATCGTCCTGGCCTGCTTGAGCGCGGTCTGATAGTTCGTCTCGACCTTCGCTAGCTCTTTCTCGGCAGCGGTGATGATCGATTCTTTCCCGCCAGTGAAGTCGAGTTTCACCGTGGCCACATAGATGGGCTTGCGATCCTGAAAGGCTTCGACCACCCCCTCCAGGCCGTAATCAAAATTGATGAACGCGATCGGCCCGGGCGCCGAGAGCGTGAAGCGGGTTTTGCCGGCGCCCTCCAGGGCTTCCAGCGAGAGGATCAGGCGCCGCTTGGGAGTCGTTGCCGCGCGCGTGAAGCCAGGGAGAAACGGAGGGGTCGTGGTGTTGGGCATGATGGGGCTGACCAAAGCACGCTGCGTACCACGACCCCTCGTGCGAACACGCGATCTACTTCGGTTGCGCGGTCTCGTCCTCGACGGGCACGAGCACCCAGCCGTACTGCACCGAGTACTTCATCTCAAAGAACCGATCGGGATCGACCGGCGTGGTCAGCACCACGGGCAGCGACACGGTCGGCGCCGGTGAATGCGGCGGCAGCGTGTTGTCAGGCGTCACCGGCGGCGGTACCGGGAGTGTGCTGCCGTGCGGCGGCCGGCCAGGTAGATCCTGATCGGGATGGCCGCTGAAGCCAGGCAGCGTGTTGTCGGGACGCCCACTGAAGCCAGGCAGTCCCTGATCGGGACGCCCGCCGTACCCAGGCCGCCCGTACCCGGGATCCACTGGCGGCCGGCCCTGACCGAAGCCAGGATCAACAGGCGGCGTCGGCAGTGGGTACCCCGGCGTGAGGCCGGGCACGTGGTCATCAAGGAACGTCAGTAGTACCAGCTTGCTGTTCATGATCTCTCCTCAGTGCAGTCGCTTGGTTCACGAGCATCGCCCAGTTTTCGGCGATCTCTCCGTCGTGGAACTGCAGGTCCCAACTCAAGTACTGCGGCTCCCGATGGTCCTTGTAGTCGCCGTTCATAAAGATCGCATGAAGGCGCGCGCGGGTGGTGTCGAGCAGATGACAGTAGGCCTTGATCTGCACGAGCCAGTGCCAGAATTTTTTCTCGTCGGGGCAGCCCTTACTGCTCATCCACGTGCATTTAATTTCATCGACAATCACATCATCGCCGTCGAAGGTGACCGCGTCAGGGCTGCCGATGATCCCGTCCTTGCTGATCGCGCCTGGCCGAAACGTGTGCGCACGCCGCGCCTGCCACGCCTGCTCGATCCACGCCTCGACGGTGAAGCCGACCTCGATGCGCGTCCAGTCGGTAATCTCGCCGCTGAAGCGTGCCGGGTCCAGCGCACGACACAGCTGCTTGATCACCGTGGACACGTGGACCCCGGCCTCGCGCGCTGGGCCTGGCGCGACGCCGAGATCCGCGATCGTGCCTGCCCGCAGCGTGGCGATCACTACGCCCCGAAGCTGACGTTGGTGCCGTCGTAGGCGAACGCGCCCTCGGCGACGGCCTGCGCGAGGAACGCATCCTGAAAGACCAGCGTCACGATGCTGTTGCGATCCGGATCGTTGCCGAGCACCCGGAAGGCCTCGGTGGGCAGCCGCTGCTTGGGCACGGTGCCGCCCTTGGCCGCGAGGATCTCCATCACGGTCGCGCGAGCTTTCGCCACGAGATCACCGGACACCTCGACGGCGACTGCGGTGGGGGCAGCGGCTGCGGGTTGCGTGGCGACTGCGGCGGGTGTCGCGACGCTGTTGACCGGACGCGGGCCGGTGACTGCGGTTGGACGCGTGACCGGCGCACCCTTCGCGGCCTTGGGCGGCGCCGCCTCACCAGGCATCCGCACGATCCGCGTGACGAGCAGATAGGTCTGGCCTTCCTTCTGGTTCTTCAGCCCGGCGCGCTTGGGCTGCGCGACCTGGTTGACGTGGACCACCATGCCGTCGAACACGCTGACGTCGTTGGTGATCTGATCTTCAGGGAAGCCGGCATTCACCAGCGCACTAAGGAACGCGACCGCGTTGGTGCTCGACGTCAGGCCCCCAGGCGCGGCGCCCTCGACGCCCTGGATCGCTTTGCCATCGGCGCTCGGCTGCAGCTTCGCGGGGTCGCCGGCGCTGTAGTACTGATCGTGGACGCGCCCTTCCTCATCGAGCATCGCGATCTTGAGCGCGACCGAGGGCTTGGCCTTGCCCATGTAGTCCCACGTCACGAAGCGGCATTCGGTCAGCGTGACGTCGGCGTCATCGAGGAACCCGCCAGCCTGCGCGTCACTCGGCCTGAGACTGATACCTTCCATGGCTCACCTGCTTGTTGGTTGTTGGTTGCTAGTGGTCTCACTCTGCGAGACGGGCCCCCCGATCGCAGGATGCGTACCGTTTCATAGTCGGGGCGGCGGCGCCGGGATGGTGCGGCTGGATCTGTACGCGTCGAGGAACCACTGCGGCGCAAACGCGCGGTAGGTCTGCAGGAACCAGCGCACGTGGTCATCGAGGATCAGCGTCTCGCAGCGGTCACTCGGGCTGCGCATCCCGCGCCCGACCGCCTGCACCAGTGCCTGCATCGCGACGTAGGCCGGGTAGCTCTTGTCCTGCTGCGTGCGCGCGACCATCACCGGCTCGCGCGAGTCGGGCCACGGCACCTTGAGGATGATCTGAAACTCGCACGCGTCGTCGGGAAAATCAAAACCCGTCGTCAGCGCGGGGCTCACGAGCACCGTTCCTGGACCTGCCGCGCGAAACACGGCGACGGCGCTTCGGGTCGAGGTGCTCGTCGGCAGGATCAGGTCGTTGGAAAATTCACTGTAGCCATAGATGAGCTTCGCGCGCGCATACGAGCCGGTGTGGATGATCCCTTTGCGGTCGCGCCGGGCTCGGAGGATCTGATCGACCCGCGCGAGCCAGAGCTGCGTGCCGGTATGGTCGAGGCGGTGATCGATCCGCGCGGTCTGCACGTGGACGATGGGTCTGCGTTCCACGGGAAACGTCGAGGGCTGCTCATGCCACGTGACGGTCGCCGGGTCGAGGCCCAGGGTCTCAGCGGTCTTCCTGGTCAGCGTCGCGCTGGTCAGCACCACGTGCGGGATGTCGTGGAACAGCACCGACTCGACGTGCGCGCCGATGTCGAGCGGGTGGAAGTGAAACGTCTGCCCCTCGACCGTCACGAGCCACTGCTCTGCGGTGGCGCCGTGCAGCCGCTCCACGACCCCCAGCGTGCGCCGCCAGCCCCGCAGCTGCTGCACGTCACTCGGGCCGGCGCCGAGTTTCACCTGCTCGCCGAGCCGGTCCACCTGGCGCTTGAGGCCGGCGTACTGCTGGTCGGCCCAGTCGATCCACGCGTCCATCGTCTCGACGTCGTCAGGCGCCGGCAGGCCGGCCTCGGCCAGGTCTTTGAGGCTCAGCGTCGAGGCGAGAAACTGCGCGACCTCATCGGGCGCCGCGTGGGCCTCGTCGCACACCAGGCAGTCGAACGTCCCGAGCCCTTCGCCGTACACCTGCTGGGCCATCCAGGCCTGGTAGTTCGTCACGAGCACCGGGGCGCGCCTGGCGGCCCCCAGCGCGTCGAAGTACGCGCACCCGGCGTCTCTGAGCGGACACCGCAGCCCGACCTTGCACGGCCCCAGGTCGCAGCCCGCGCCGGCGCTGGTCCGGTACTGCTGAAATAGCCCACCGAGCTGGAGCGCGACGCAGGGGTAGTTCGACTGGCCGCGCAGGTCGGTCACCGGGAAGGCCTCCCCGACCTGGTCCTGCAGCGCTTTGGTGCTGGTCAAAATGACAGTGCGCCAGCCTGTCAGAGTTGCCAGGGTGGTCGTGATGAGGCTCTTGCCGGCGCCCGTCGGCAGGACGAGCCCTGAGACGCGCGTAGGGGCATCTACGACCGCGCAGAGGGCCTCGGGCTGCCCCGCCCGCCACGTGCGAAACGTCGAGGGCGCGCCGCACGCGACAGGCGGGGGCAGCATCCACTCACCGGAGACGCGGGATGGGGGCGCCGACGTACCCCAGGACGATCAGCACGGCGACGATCACGACCAGGACCCAGATCACCGAGTGGAGCGGCTCGCCGACTCCGAAGGCAGTCAGGATCGTACGGGCGCCCCAGATCACCAGGCAGATCAGGATCAGCGCGACGAGCAGGCCGAGGATGGTCATGGCAGGGTTCCTCCGTCAGGTGACCGACGGGAGATCGCCTTCGGGCAGGGCCATCAGAAACTGACGGTAGATCCCGGGGCTGGCTCCCTCGGGGTTGCTGCAGGTGTAGCAGACGCCCTCGATGAACAGGCCACGACCCGGGATCATTTGCAAGGCAGTCACCAGCAGGCTCGATTCACAGCGGGGACACCAGACGGTGAGGTACTTGGCGCCGAGCTTGTCGGGCGTCAGGCGACCGAGCTTGTAGGGGTTGATGGCGTCTGACGGGCGCAGGCTGATGCCCGTCCGGAGGGTCGGCCTGGGGGGCGGCAGGAGGGCCTCGGGGGCCGCTGGGGCCGCCGGCAGTCCCGGGCGGGGGAAGGGGTTGGGGGCCATGTCTCAGCAGGCCTCGGGGGCGTTTGCCCCAATGATTCCGGGCCCCAACCTCGTCTGGAACTGTAACATCGAGTGTGACATCGGCCCCCCGTTTTCGAGGATTTATCAACAACTTACAGGGTTTTACAGGGCCTTACTGTGGCTTCACGTAACCTCTGCATTCACAACGAGTTAGGGGCCGAAAACGCGGTGTTTTCGACCCCTGTCACAATTTCATCACGACCGTGCGACCGACGAAAACGCTGAGTAATTACGCGTTTTTCGTCGTCGCTGTGACGTCGAGTGTGACGTCGCCCACCGGGAACAGCGTGGGCGCCTGATGCACCTTCTCGGCGACCTTCAGCTTGTCCGCGATGATGTAGTGGCGCATCGTCACGGCCAGGCTCGACGGTGAATGCCCGAGCAGCACCATCAGCTCCTTGGGGTGCAGCAGCGCCGTCAGCCGCGTGGCCCACGTGCGGCGCAGGTCGTGCGCGGTGACCTTCAGCGTGCCGTCGCCCGGGTCGATGATGCCGGCATCCTTGCACGCCTGGTGGATCGCGCGTCCGAGTTTCTCCTTGAAGTAGGGGAACACGCGCTCGCGGCTGGTGGCGCTGATGCCCAGGTGCGCGCGCTGCAGGTCCACCAGCGCGACGACGTCGTCGGTGATCGACACCGTGCGCGCCTTCTTGCGTTTGGCGATCGCGGCGGGCACGTGGATCAGGTGCCCCCGGATGTCGCTGCTCTTGATGTAGGTAAACTCGTTCCGTCGGAGCCCGCAGTTAATCACGAACACCAGCAGCCGGCGCATCAGCACCGGCAGCGCCGTGAAGATCGCGAGAAACTCCTCGTCGGTCAGCACGCGCTCACGCGACGACTGGTCGGGCAGCTTGACGCCCTTCCAGGGGTTTTCGACCAGCAGCTTGTTCTTGCCCACGGCCTTCTGAAAGAACGACCGGATCGTCTCGCAGTGCGTGCGGATCGTGCCCTCCTTGTAGGTCGTGTGCAGGCGGTGGGTGACCTTCCTGCGGTCGATGATGTACTGCGCGCAGTCGTCGCGCTCGATGGCGTCGAGATCCTTGTGGCCGTAGCGCGCGACGAACGGCTCGATGCGTCCGAGGTGCGAGTGGATCTGCTCCTGGGTGGGCTTCTCGGCGAGGAAGGCGGCCTTGTAGGTCGCGTAGTGGTCCGCGAGCGTCGGCATCAGCGCGCGCTTCTTGTAGCCGTGAACCTTCTCGCGTTCCTCTTTGATGATCTCCAGCGC